AGAGAAGAGAAAAACTAAAACGTATGCAGCAACAACAAGCACCGCAAAGAAAAAAAGATTCTATGTTACTAAAAAAAGGTGGTAAGGTTTCTAAAGGTGGCGCACCTCATAATAGATTATATTAATAGGAGTAAATAAAATGGCTATGAAAAAGAAAAGTAAAGGTTTACGTGCTGGCGGTAAAATGAAAAGTAAAGGTTTACGTGCTGGTGGCAAAATGAAAAGTAAAGGTTTACGTGCTGGTGGTAAAATGAAAAGTAAAGGTTTACGTGCTGGTGGTAAAATGAAAAGTAAAGCAATGCGTAAGGGAGGCAAGGCTTCAGGAATGACAGTAGCAAAACTACGGACTGAAGCTAAGAAAAAGGGGTACAAGCTGGTTAAGTCTTAATGGCTTATCTACAAAGCAATATCCCACATTTTAAATGTTGGGTACGCCGTGAGTATACCCATAATCACGAAGCCTATCACGGAGAGTTTTTACATGCTATGGCAGTCGCTGTTACGACAATGCCAAATAGATGTTTAAGTTTTCAAGTTATCTTTACTGGTATAGCACCAGAAGGAGAGGAAGAGGACACAGTACATGGTGGGGCTATGTGGGCTAGGATGCCTATCACGGCTCTTGTAGGAGATGTTCCTTTAGAAGAGTGGCCTGAACCTATGGATGTTCATAATGCTCAACCTTGGGACTGCTCCTCAAACCATCATGCAGTGTATGTTTTAGATAGAGCAACGCCTTGTCCGTGGTTAGCTAAGATAGATGGTAACATGTATCCTGCTAATTATTTATTTACTGTTGACTATACAGAAAGCGAAATAGCAGATGACCCTGCACAACATAAGCAAAGTCATGTTATGTGTTTATTAGATGCAGGAGAATGGACAGGTAATATTGTTGCACTGCCTAATAATCGAGTAAGAGTAACACACCCTGCTTGGTTTGAGACAGGAGAAGGCGCACCAGACTTTAAACCTTCTGCTCACACACATTATAGTAAAAGTAATTTAGATTATACACTAGACACAAATAGAATATTTGATAATTTATATAATGAATAAACCACGTATACCAAGAAAAAAGGGACAATCTGCAGGGAGTAAGAAACACTCTGACTTGTATACTGACGAGAATCCAAAAGGCACTATTCGTGGTTTAAAGTTTGACACACCTGCTAATGCTAAGTCTAGTATTACTAAGATAAAGCGTAGTGGTAAAACACACGCACATAAAATACAAGCTGCTATTGCAATGGAACAAAGGGCAAAGGTTGCTGGTAAAAAACAATCTGCTTCAGTTTATAGAAAGTATATAAACGATATGAAACAGAAAACCAAACAACGTAGGAAAGCATAATGGCTACAGAAAAAAATCCATACGACCAAATACCAACTGATAATGTAATACAAATAAAAGCAGAAGACCCTATGTCTGCTAATGTTTCCTATCAAGTTGACCCTGAAACAGGAGAGGTTGAAGTAGACTTCCAAGCAGAAGGTGCTGAGATAGAAGTTGAGATTGAAATTGAAACAGAGTTTTATGAAAACCTAGTAGATAAACTAGATGAAGAAACTTTACAAGAAATAGGTCGAGGTGTTATTGATAAATACGAAGTAGACAAAGATTCTCGTGCTGAGTGGGAGTCTATGTTTGAACGTGGCTTTGACCTTCTTGGTTTAAAACTAGAAGATACTACTGAACCATTTGAAGGAGCAGCCACTGCTGTACATCCACTATTAATTGAATCAGCAGTCAAGTTTCAATCTAAAGCATCACAAGAATTATTTCCAGCTAAAGGACCAGTAAAAGCACAAGTCTTAGGTGATGCTACAATACAAAAACAACAACAAGCCAATCGTGTTCAAAACTTTATGAACTATCAGATTACAACACAGATGCCTGAATACTTTGATGAGTTTGAACGTATGTTGTTTCACTTACCTTTGATTGGCTCTTCAATTAAGAAAATTTATTATGATTCTAGTCTTGGTCGCCCTGTTTCTGAGTTTGTTCCTATTGACCAGTTTTATGTATCTTACTTTGCAACTGACCTTAGAAGAGCAGACCGTTATACTCATGTTATATATCGCAGTCCTGTCGATATGGGTAGGTGTATAGATTCTGGAATGTATGCTGATGTAGAATTACCTAATGCAGGTATTCCACAATTATCAGGCATGGCAGAAAAGATGGATACTGTTCTTGGTCTTTCTCCTGCTGGAGATAATGACCCACAGTATGTATTACTTGAACAACATTGTTATCTTGAAATGCCTGAAGATAAAATGCATGATGGTAAACGAGCATGTCCTTATATCGTAACAGTAGAAGAATCTACTGGTGCTGTTTTATCAATTCGTCGTAATTGGAAAGAAGAGGATGAACGATATGAGAAGAAGATGCACTTCACCCATTACAGGTATGTTCCTGGTTTTGGTTTCTATGGGCTGGGGCTTATTCACTTCCTTGGCAATCTTACTATGTCTGCCACTGCTGCTATGCGCAGTCTTTTGGACGCAGGGCAGTTTGCTAACCTACCGGGTGGCTTTAAAGCTAAAGGAGTACGAATCGTGGGTGACAATGACCCGATTGCTCCGGGTGAATTTAAGGAGGTCGAAGCTACAGGTGTTGACTTATCTAAGGCTATTGTTCCTCTTCCCTTTAAAGAGCCTTCTGGCACTTTGTTTAACATGCTCAGTTTTGTTACAGGGGCTGGTCAAAAATTTGCAGACTCCACCGAACAAGTAATTGCAGATAGTAAAGGTTATGGTCCTGTTGGTACAACTATGGCACTACTTGAGGCTTCAAGTAAATTCTTTAGTGCGATTCACAAAAGATTACATAAGGCACAAGGAGATGAGTTTAAGATTCTTGCTCGTGTTGATTATGAGTATTTACCAAATGAGTATCCTTACAAACTTCCGGGGTGTCTTGAAAAAGTATTTAAAAAAGACTTTAATGGTGATGTAGATATTATTCCAGTATCTGACCCTAACATTCCTTCTAATGCTCAACGTATGTTGTTAATTCAAATGGTGCAACAGATTGCAGCACAGTCTCCCCCTGATATGTTTGACATGGAAGCAATTAATCGTATGCTTCTTACAACTGCAAATGTACCAGACGTAGATAAACTTATGCCTTACAAAGAGGAGGCACAGCCACAAGACCCGCTATCAGATATTAAGTCTGCTAACAAAGGTAATCCTATTAAGGCATTTAAAGGACAGAATCATGATGCGCATATGCAAGTTAAGGGTGCTTACATACAAGACCCAATGAATCAACAAACAAATCCTGCGTTTGCTAAAATTGCTGGTGCATTACAAGCTAATATATCAGAACACGCAATGTTAAAATATGAAGAGCAGATTGAAGGTCTAACAATGCAAGCAATGCAAAATCCACAAGCTGCTGCTATGCTATCACAAATGCCTGACCCTGTTGCTGCAATGCAAGCACAAGCTGCACAACAAATCATGCAAGCAGGAATGGCTATGGCACAACAAAGACAAGCAGGTACACCTGAAGCTCAAATGGTACAACTAGAAGCACAACGTCTTGGTGTTGAGCAAGATAAAGTACAAGCTCAGATGGCTAATAAACAAGTTGATGCTGCACTTAAACAACGTGACCTTGATTTAAAGGAACAAAAAATTATTCTTGATGCGCAGAAAGCTGGTGCTAGTGATGCACTAAAAGATGCTCAGAAAGAAGAGGACAGAAATAATAAACGTGTTCTCAAAGCTATGGACTTGATTGGTGACTTAATGAAGGCACAGGAGGCTAATGAATTAGAGGAGTCAAAAGCAGTTGCAAATCTTTTAATGCAATTTATTAAGGAAGGTAAAAATATTTGACACTCTACGAAGATTTAGTTATAGAACTTCAAAAAGAAATTGATGAAGTAAAAAATTCGCTTGCATATGGAAGTGTTTCAGATTATGCTAGTTATCGTGAAGCTGTTGGAAAAATTAATGGCTTTGAGATTTCAATTAGTATAATTAAAGATACTACCAATAGATATATTGAAGAGGATTAATATGCAAGCAATTTCTAATGCAATAAAAAATGATGAATGGATTACAGATGCTGAAGTTCCTGACCCAGAAGTTTTACCAGAAATACCGGGTTACAATGTTTTGGTTCGCCCTGTATCTGTTAAATCTGAGACAAAAGGTGGAATTATTCTACCAGACTCTATCAAATCGGATATGGCTTACCTTACTACAGTGGGCAGGGTCTTACGAGTGGGTAATCTTGCTTATGCTGATAATAAATTTAAAGGTCGCCCGTGGTGTAAGGAAGGTGACTACATATGTTATGGAAAGCATAGTGGAAATAAATTCTTTTACAAAGGTATTCAGCTATTGCTTATTTTCGATGATGATGTTAAAATGGTAGTTGAGGATTCAAAAGATTTAGACCCTACCTACAATTTATCTAACTAAGCACTATTGCGAAATAATAATACATAATATATAATATATAGGAACAGCGTAATTCGTCTTTTTCGCTGTGGACGTTAAAAGGAGTAAAAACATGTCACAGACTGAATGGTCTACGATTGAGCCTACAAAGGCTGAAGAGAAAGAAAAAATAGAATATGAAATAGAAGGGGAAGAAAAAGAGCAGCGAGTAGAAGCTGTTGCTCCAGAACAAAAAGAAGAAGCCCCTTCTCAAGAAGAACAACCTCAAGCCGCTGTTGAGGAATCTACTAAACCAGAAGAACCAAAAGAACTTGATGGTATAGAAACTTCTGGCGCACAAAAAAGAATTAGGCAACTCGTAAAACAAAAAAAAGAACGAGAAGAAGAAATAGAAAAACTAGTTGCCGCTAATAAAGAAATGCAGGTAAAGCTGCAATCTCAAGAAGATGGATATAAAAAAGCATTATTAGAAAATGCAACATCTTCTGAAGGTCAAGTTAAAGAAAGACTTGAATTAGCTAGAGATGCTTACAAACGTGCTGTAGATAGCGGAGACTCCGACTTAATCTTACGAGCGCAAGAAGCTTTAAATTCTGCACAACAAGATACTACTCGTTTTGCTGACTATAAAAAAGAACTGGATTCTTATACAGTACAACAAGAACAAGCGCAACCACAAGCTGCTCAACCAGCACCTACTTATCAAGGATATGATGAAAAGGCTATTATGTGGGCGCATAAAAACGAATGGTTTAACTCAGACCAAGTTATGACAGCTGCTGCTCTTGCAATTGATGCGCAGCTAAAAGAAGAGGGATATGACCCTTCTGAAGATGAATTTTATCTGGAAGTAGATAAGCGTATTGCTAATACTTTTCCACATAAATTTGGTGGCAACACTGCTGCCAACCCCGTACCGCAGGAAACGTCACAACCTGCTCAAGTGGTCGCTGGAGCTTCACGCACTCCGTCAACCTCGTCAAGCAAGAAAGTAAAACTCTCACAAGAGGATGTACGTCTTGCTAATAAGTGGGGTATATCACTTGAACAGTATGCAGCCGAAAAGCTTAAAGTTGAAAAAGCTGAAGGCGATTATACAACTATTAACCGATAGCGTGGAGGAAACCGATGACAAGTAAAAAAACACGAGAAGCTCAGAGTCGTGAACTGGAAACCAGAGAACAAGAATACGAATATCGTGAACCAAATCTTTTAGATATTCCTGAATCTGTATCAAATAGATTTACAAATGATGGAATGAAACTTCGTTGGATACGTATATCCTTAAAAGGTGGAGATGATTATACTAACGTAGGTAAACGCCTAGCAGAAGGCTGGGAGTTTGTTAATCTGGAGGAAGTACCTGAATTAGCCCACACTTCTGCAATTAAAGAAGAAGGGCGTTACAAAGGGACTGTGTGT